GCCACCAGGATCAGAGTGAACCCGATGACCAGACCGGTCGCGTGCAGGCCGTTGAACGGCTGAGACGGGGGCGAGACAGGGTCTGTCTCAGTCTTGCTCGCGCGGTTCTCGCGCCAGCTCTGGATAGGCTTGGGGAGTCCCATGGAGAGACGACACCTCTCGTGGTGGGACAGGTGCCCGGTAGGTTCGCCGCCTGCCGGGCACCCGAATACCCGGGTTAGGTATTAAGCCGAACCACTTCCGTCTCCTCTCTGTCTCGGGCCGGGACAGTGCCCGGTACCTGTTGATGACGCGCTGCTCGAAGTCGTTGAGGCTCAGCGACCGATCACCTCCGCTCGTACTGCGTTGCCCGAGGACGGGTGGATCACGAGACTGCTGCTCGCGTGGATCTCCAGCCGCCTGTCCTCCTCCAGCCGCACCAGGAAGTACGACCAGAACCTCTCGCCGTCCCGCTTCCACCGGAACTCGATGGTCGGGTTGCCGGGCAGCGGCTGCCGGTTCGCGCTGTACGGGTCGATGACCACAGCGGCGTCCTCCGGGCCCGCGTTCAGCAACTCGCGGGCCGTGGCCAGCTCCTGCTCCAGGCGCGCGATCCGCTCGTCCTTGGCATGGACGCGGTCCTTGACCCACTTCGGCAGGCGCTCGAACCTCGGGTCCTCCGTCATCGGCGCGTTCACCAGGTACCGCCCTTCTTGGCCTTCTCCCAGGCCGACTTGGACACGCACACGTGTCCGGTCTTCTTGCCGTCCCGAAGGTCCAGCCGGTAGCACTCGGGGTCCGTCTGCGTGACGGGTATGTACATCGAGATGGTCGAGTAGCAGACCTGCGACGAACCCGATCCCGAGCACTGCGTGGTGTAGACCGGCTGCATGTACGTGTAGGTGTCCTCGGGCACGTACCGCTTGCCGGTGATCGTGCCGTGGTCGAGGTCCGACCCACAGCCGGTGAGGACGAGCGCCCCCGCGAGCGCGGCCGAAGCCGCGTAGGTATTAAGCCGCTTCACGAGTTCCCCTTCATCATTACGGCTTTGGAAGCCGTAATCTACCGGATCCGGCCCGGCCCGTCGACCCCCTATTTGGACGACGGACCGGACCAGGGCTTGAGCTAGCTCCTGTCGGCGCACTTCTCGCCGTTCGGGCACTCCTTGCGCGGGAAGCCATCCCCGCACAGGCTCGGGTCGATACCGACCCCGGCCCCCAGCTCACCGAACTCCAGCGGGCCCTCGTCGTGGACCCACTCGTCGACCGGGTTCTCGTACATCAGGAAGGCTCCTCGGAGAGATGGATTGCGTTGCTCTCAGCGAGGCCGCAGTACATGCAGCCCGCGTCCATGTCCCACGTCAGGTACTCGTCGTACCCGTGCGGGATCTGCTGCCAGAGCGTCAGCGGGTCGCCGTAGTTGGGGAAGTGGTTCTCGTTCGGCATCCCCAGGAACTCGGCCGAGAGACGTTCGATCTCGTTCGGCGGCCCCCACTTCTTGATGCCACCCTCGAACAGCACGAGGTGCCAGCCCTTGCGCTCCCCGGTGGGGTCGTACTCCGACCACTCGCGATCGACGATGCCGACCATTCCCCGCCAGCGGACGAGGTCGCCCCAGTAGGCGGTCGGGCAGTGCTTGCTCATCGCTCCCCCCGGACAGGCCAGCGGTACGCCGACAGGATGTTCCCCGAGGAGACACCCCAGTGGTCGTCCTCCTCGTAGCCGGGCAGCTTGCTGATCGCCCGCTTCCGGAGGGCCTGCACGAAGGCGTGCGCCTCGGACTTCTCCCACTCCGGGTGCTCGCACGCCTGGTACTCGAAGCCGTCGAGCGCCTTCAGCACTGCGACCGGGTTCGGGACGCCCGGCAGCCGCTTGAAGAGGTAGGGCTGCTCCCACTCCTCCTCGTCGTACCGGTGGTCGACCGAGCGCCGGTTCTCCGCCAGCAGCATCGCGCCCACGTAACCGGCGTTCTCCTGGGTCAGGTGCCGCACCACGCGGCCGTACATCATCTGCGCCTCCGGCCCCCACGGCTGGCCCTTGGAGTACACCCGGTTCTGCTCCTCGGTGGTCAGCTCGCGCACCTGCCAGCGCAGCTTGCTGCCCATCGTCGGGTACGACAGACCCGCGTTCACCAGCAGGTGGATGTGCTCGTCGTCGACCATGTTGGCGCTCACATGACCCCTCACGCTTCCTTTACGGCTTCGTACTTACGGCTTCCGAAGCAGTAATCAGAATCTATAGGAGTTGCTAGGTCTCGTCAAGCCCTATCCGCCAACAGCTTTCCAAGCACGAAGAAGGCCCCCACCCGGTCTCCCAGGTAGGGGCCTCCGACGGCCGTGCGTCAGCCCACGAGTGTCTGCACGACCTTGTTCACCGCACGCTGCGCCGCACGCTTACCCGACTCGATGTTCAGCACGTCCACGTACTCCGGCCCGAGCGCTCCGAGGAACACGGTGTACCGCGCGGCACGAGTACGGCCACCCTGCGGCGCGAACACGTCCGCGATCTTCTTGCCCGCGATCCGGCCCACCCACAACTCCCCCTTGGGGTGCTTCTCCTGGGTCCACTCGATCTTCTGCGCGAGGACCGGCTCACGGTCGGGCTCGTAGTCCTTCGAGACGATGTCCACCCGCGTGATCGAAGGGTTCAGCAGGCAGTTCTCCACCGCCCGCGCACCCTCCTGCGCCGACCCGATGTCCGTCACGTAGTTCTCGGACTTCTTCTGCCCGGGGTCCTTCTTCAGGTAGTAGCGCATCCGCCACACGTTCAGTGCCCCCTCGTGGCCAGCTCGGCCGCGCGCTTGTCCAACAGAGACTCCAGCCCGTCGGCCAGGTGCTCCAAACCCGCCGCCCCGAGTTCCGGGCCCTTTGCCATCTCGCGGAGCTGCTTGATCGCCCACTCCGTACCGCCCAGGTTCTCCCGGATCAGCAGCCGGTTGAGCGCGGTGTCGAAGTCCATCCGCAGCGGGTCGGTGATCTTGTACGGACGCTCCGTCGCCGGTACGTCCTCGGGCGCCTCCCGCAGCTCGCCGAGCACCCTGGGGATCTCCTTATTGAGAACGCTGACCACCCAGTCCGGCCCCTCGAAGTCCTCGTCCAGCGGTCCCGAGTACATCCGCTCCGCCCAACGCTCGCCGAGCTTGCCGTCCTTCCGGTACAGGCGCCCCTTCACGATGACCGAAGAGACGACCCACTTACCCCACTCCTGCGCCACGTGAGCCCACACCTGCCGGGGCTCGATCACCTGCGAGGAGTTGACGTCCAGGCGCTCCCCCTCCTCCGGCGCCAGGTCCATCCAGAACTTCGCGTCAGCCTCGACGTTCACTTGGCCGTCGGTCTTCAACCGTGCCATCTTCAAGTCCTCCCCGCCGTAGTTAAATCTCAGAAATTGGCTGGGCCTCGGTGCCCAATTCCCGCAGACGTACCGGGTGATAAGGCGGAGGTGCCACGGACATTCTGCCGGTGATCGACCGCACCGGTTCGCGCTTCGCGCTCCCCCCGCCGTACAGCTCGCGGAAGTGCTCGAACTTGGCCGCCTGCCGCAGCATCTTGTCCTCGATGGTCCGCCAGTCGACGTCCACGGCGCTCCGCGCCTGCCCCGAATCGCTCATCCCTGCCCCCTCTCCTCCCGGTGGCGCACCAGCTCCGCGCGGCCCGCGTCCGTGATCTGCATCGTCTTCTCGTACGACGACCCGTACACCTCGACGAGCCCCTGGCCGACCAGGCCCGTCAGCGTCGCCACGCTCCGCTTGTGCGTTGCCGTCACCGAAGCCGGGCCCGTCATCTCCAACAGGGTCAGCGTCCTGTATGCACCCTCGTCCAACTCGGCCTCCGTTGTCCTCAATTACGGGTTAACCCTATGGGCCACGCTCCCCCATGTCAAGCCATAACGCCAACCCGCTTGCGTTGCCTGAATCGCCGAGTCCGTTTAGCTTCAATCCATGCGAAACCTGCGTGATGCCCTGCTGTGTCGCGGCACCCGAGCTGCTGCACTCGACGAAGCCAAGAAGCTGACGGCCGCTGCCCGTCGCATGGGTTACGACGTCGTGGTGCACGGCACCCTCCGCAAGTACGGCAACGCTACCTACGAGGAGCGTCCCTACGGCATATTCCTCGAACCCCGCAAGCCCTGAAACACGTCGGGCCCCGAACCCACCCGGATATGCAGTCCGGAGTGCTGTGAGTTCGAGGCTCGACGCTTCCATTTGCTCAGTCCATCAACCCGAGGGACCGACGCGCAGCACCCTAGTGGCCATGCTTCCCCTGCGCCAAATCCCCCCAATTCCCCGAATCCCCCTGGCACTGTGACACTGTCCGGTCCCACCAATCGTCGCGCTGCGCGGCTGTCTAGGCCCTTTGCTTCTGCGAATTTGCATTTAAGGGTAGGGGGGTCGAATATTTATTCATTGGCCTTACACTATTGACACGCCGCCCGTCAACCCCCTGAGCCAGGCAATATCAAGCCTCGCGCTTCCTTCCGGTATCTGCACCCTTGCCCAGGGCGTGACCTGCACCACACGTAGCGGCCAGGCACACCAGCCGGGCAGTGTCAACCCCTGCGCGCGACGCATATTATGCATGCCAATTCGGCGTTATTCATCAGGCCACTACCCCAATTCGTCGATTTGCGTTGCTGCAAATATGCCCCGAGATACGGAGGGGTGGCGTTCGCTGTAGCAACTCGACAACATGGCGGCCAGGGAGTTACGGGGTATTGGCTGTGAGCCTGGCGACCGCATGGCAGGGGGTGACGTGGTGCTGTCTCTCTCTGTGGTGTCAGCAGTGGGGAGCCCTCCCCCGGCCCCGGATTCCTGGCCCCTGTGTCGGCACGGTGGCAGGCTGGACGTATGGGCGTAGGCATGTCGTGGGGCGCGCTGGGGGTCGGCCAAGCATGGGGCGAGTATCCCAGTGTGGACGAGTGCGCGCGGGCGCTGTGTCGCTCTGTACGGCGCTCCCTGTCCCGCATGGGCCCAGACTTCCGGGGCTGCATTTTGAAGCATTCAGCGCACGTGCTGCGGGTGGACATGTGCACGGAGGGGCTGCACGCGGTGAGCCGTGGGAAGCGGTGGCACGCGGAGCATGGGACAGCGTGGGTTGCCCTGTATCCCCGTGGCGGGGGTGAACACGAAGAAACCCCCCACCGGCCCGAGTTAGGGCGGTGAGGGGCGTACGTAGCGCCGTGGTGGCTACGCGGGGCGGACGGACCGGCCGAGCCATGCGGCCAGGTGCTCATACTGGCCCGCGTCGACCTTGACGGCGTTCACCTCTTCGGCGTCGTACTCACGCGGGTAAGCGGCCATGAACTCGGCCCACTCCCGCAGGTCCCACGCGGTGCGCTGCGCGTCGCGCATGGTGGCGAATCGCTCGGAGCGCTGCCAGGGGGTGAGCGGCGCGACGGGGGCGGGGGGCGTGTCCAGACCGTCACACGAGACGCAGCCGAAGCGGGCAGACGTCCAGTCGTGGCGGGCGTGCGGGGCGGTGGCCGGGCAACCGTAGACGGTGCGGATCATGGGGTGACCTCCTGGTGTGGGGCGGTTGGTTGGGGGTGAGCTAGGCGCGGGCGGCGGTGCCGTCCTCACGGCCCATAGCCAGGGCGCCGGACAGTTCGGGGCGGTACGCCAGTTCGCGACGCAGGTCGGACAGGAACGCGTGCCGGTCGAACGCTTCCCCGTCGGTGTAGGCGTCCACGGCGCCGAGCATGTACGCAACCGCCTGGCGTCCCTCGTTTCGCGCGGAATCCCACGTGAGCTGACGCGCGAGCGGGGACGCGGCCAGGGTGACGCGGTAGCCGTGGCCGTCGCGGCCGGTGCCGACGCGGACGGATACGCGCTCATGGGTGAGGGCGCCGAGGTGAGCGGCGACCATGGCGGCGGTGGTGTGAGTGATGCGCATCGGGGTTTCCTCCGTGGTGAGTGGGAGGGGGCCGGAGCGTTTCCCCGGCCCCCGTGGTGTGGGGCGGGTGCTACTCGGCGAGACCCTGCGCGGCGTGCATCTTCTGGGCCTGCTTGAACGTGGCGCGGTACTCCGCGAGCGACGACGGGCGGACCGCCTCGAACTGCCGCGCCCAGTGCGGCATAACGGCAACCTTCTGGGTCTGGAAGACGCCACCGGCCGCGATCATCGCGTGATTCTGCGCGCGGGTCTCAGTGGCCAGCGCCTTACGGGCGAGCGGGGAGAACATCAGGGAGTGCTTACGGAACGCGGCCTCTTCCCCGTGGCGGTCGACACCGCGACCGGTGCCGCAGTGGCCGAAGACGTCGTGCACGGCGCGGAACATGTCGTTCACGTCGTCACTGAAGAAGAAGTGCCCGCCGGTCGCGGCCGTCGACAGGATGCGCATAAGCCCACCCTTGACGTCCTCGAAGAAAGCGCGGGTGCCCTTGTTGGTCACGTCGTACGGGTCGGCGTCCTCGACGCTCACGGCGATGCCCAGGCCGCCACGGGAGGCGGGGGCGGTCATGAAGTCAAACTGTCGCTTGACCTCTTCGGCCATGGCACGCCACGCGGCCGGGGCGGCGTTGTCGATGAACGGCAGTTCGGCGTACGCGTCGGCGATCTTCTGGACGGCCGAGGGGGCGACGATCACGCGGGAGTAGTCCCAGTGGTCGCGGGTGGACAGACCGGCCTTGGCGCAGAAGGTGCGCGAGCCCTCGACGATGGCGCGGACGGGCGTGACGGACAGGGCGGGGATGTTGGCGGTACGCATTGCGGGGCCTCCTGGTGTGGGGCGGTTGGTGTGTTGTTGTGTGACCAACGTACCCCCGATTACGGCTTGTAAAGCCAGTTTCGGGGATCGCTAGACAAGTCTTTATAAAGCTGTGACCTACGGCTAGCGGGCGGTGGAGACGTCCCGGAAGTGGGGCACGGCGCGGGCGGCGTCCATGAACGCGGCGACGCGGGCGGGGTCACCGTTGGGCACGTGCGCGTAGTTGATGCGCTCCCCGCTCTCCGTGGTCACCCAGACAGTCACGGGCGCCGGGGCGGGCTCCAGCAGGGCCAGCAGCTCCGCAGTGGTGACCACGGGCAGCGGGAGGCCGGAGAGCGACGCGGGGGCGTCCTGGGGGGCGTCCTGGGACGTCTCGGCGGCCGGGGCGGGGGCGCCTGCCACGTGCACGACGGTGCGCACGTCGGTCCAGTTGCGGCCCGTGGTCTCGAAGTGCTCCGGGGTGCGGTCCGTGCGGATCACCTCACCGGCGCCGACCGTGTCGACGATGCCCCGGCAGTACCGTTCGGCCGAACTGTCGGTGTGGCGGAACTCCGCATCGGCGTACGGTCCCCAGACGCGCCCGGCGTGGTCGCGGTAGCTCCACAGGGTGCGGTACTCGGCGGCCCACACGTACCCGGTGGCGTACTGACGCACCCAGGGGGCAACGTCGCCGTTGCCCGTGATGCCGGTGGGCATGTCGCCCTCAAAGATGATCTTTCCGCCAAGGAAGACGTAAAGGCGGGTGCCGTTGCCCTCGACGACGGCCGAGACGCGCTCACCGGCCAGCCACAGCGGGCGGGCCTGCGCCTCACGCCAGGTACGGCAACCGGCCTCCGAGGGGTAGTAAGTGGCGTCCTCCGGGCGGGCCGGGCGCGGGTTCGTGATGGACAGCCAGCGGCGGCCGTTCTCCGCGTCGTAACCCTGGTAGTCCCCGTGGGTGTCGGAGTAGCGAACGCAGCGGGTGCAGAAGTCACGTTCGGCCGCGTCCCCGTAGCCGAGGTAACGGGCGACGGGGCGACCGCAGACGCTTTCGTCGTTGCCGGTGCTGTAGTGCACCGCCTTGCCCTTGCCGACCTGTGCGAGCTGGTATCCGTGCTGCGTGTCCATGTCGTGCGCTCCTTCGTGTGTGGTGGGAGGGCTGATCTTTCCGAAGGGGCGAACCCTTGTCAAGCCCTTTGAGCACCCAGCTTTACAAGACGTTATGAAGCTGTGACCAGCCCCGCCGGGGCGGTGTGTTCTCATGGACGCCGAAGGCCCCCACCGGCCAGCGGGACGCGGTGGGGGCCTTTTGCATGCCCGGGGTCAGACGGAGGGCGCGACGCTGTCGCAGCCGACGGCCAGCAGCAGGCCGCCCCAGTCGGCAGCGGCCCAGCCCTTGCCACCGACCCAGTCGGCGCCCTCGGTGTACGCCTGGCCCAACAGGTCGTAACCATCGGCGATGTTCATCCGCTCGACGTCGTCACCGAGGCGGACCCATACGTGCAGCTCCCGCAGTCGCGCGAGGGAGTCGGATTCCGACTGCCCTTCCGGGGCGTATCGCTTGGCCATTCCGGCCGCGCCGCCCTCGAACATCCGCAGCGGATTCCGAACCGGTTCCGGCGCGGTGTCCGCCACAGAATCCGACTGGGAAACCGGCGCGGTCTCCTCGACGATTTCCGGCTGCGCCTCCTCGACGACAACCGGCTCGGCCGGGGCGCTGGGCGCCTCCTCGACGACCTCGGGAGCCTCGGCGGGCGCGGGGGCCGGGGTGGCCGTCTTGCGGGGCGTACGCGGCTTCTTGACCGGGTCGATCTCGTACGCCTTGGGCTCCGGCACGGCGGTCTCGACGAGGGTGCAGCGGGTGAGGACGGTCGACTTGATGCCCTTGTACTCGTCGTGCTCCTTGACCGTGCCACGGAAGGTGACGCGCACGCCCGTGTTCTCGCCGAGGGCGTTGTTGGACGCGAACCACTTCACGATCACGCCGGACAGTTCGTCGCGGACCTGGTAGAGGGTGGTGGCGCCGTACAGGCCGTCGATGTACCGGATGGACTCGATCATGCCGGTGAAGGTGATGCGGGAGCCCTTGATGCCCTTGCCCTTGTCGGGCGCGGTGCCGATCCACTCGGACGGCTTCTCGCTGCGCGCCTTACGGATGAGGGTCTGCTCGTTGAAGCGGGCCCACGCCTGCGGGGCGGAGACGAGGATGCCGAAGTTGCGGGAGGACGCGCGCTTACCGGCCGCGATGGCCTTGAGGTTGAGGACGTACTCCGAGGTGCCGGAGAAGTCGTCGGAGAGGATGAACGCGCGGATCTCGGCGGCCTTCTCCTTGGCCTCGGCCGCGAGCGGGCGCATGGCCTCGGCGAACTCCTTGTCGCGGCGGCCCTTGCCGGGGTTGATGGCGTTGCGCACGAGCTGCACGGTGGGCGTGGCGTGGTAGTCCTGGGAGCGGACGAAACCGAACGCCTTGACGCAGGCCCAGGCGTAGGCGAGGACGGTGTCAGTGGAGACGTCGCGGTCTCCCCCGCCGAAGCCGTAGAACTCCTTCTCCTCGTCGTCGTCGGCCGGGGTGGACGGCCAGGAGATGCCGGTCTCCCAGCCGAGGAAGTCCTTGATGCAGGAGCGGCCGATCTGCTTCTCCTCGCCGGTCTCCTCGTTCTTGACGAGGAAGGTCTCACGGCGGACGCGGTTCTTCTGGCAGTGGTCGCACCAGCCCTCGCGCAGGCCGTCGCGGTCGACGGAGTGGACGCCCGGCGCGGTGCGCACGATCAGGCCCGCGTTCTCGTCCCAGTCCAGGGTCGCGAGGAAGGTCCAGCCGTTGTGCTTGGGGGCCTCGCCGGAGAACTCGACGTCGTACATGATCTCGACGACCTCGAAGCCCATGTCGTCCTTGCTCTTGACCTCGACCTCGGTGACCTTGAGGTCCAGGCGGCCGGTCAGGCCCTTCTTCGACGCGCGGGCGTTGATCTTCTCGATCTTCTCCAGCGTGTTGGTGAGCTGGAAGTGGTCGATGCGAGCGGGCATGTCGTGCCTCCTGGTGCGGAGCGGTTGTTGATGGGCACGACATTACGGGTTCTGGAAGCCGTTGTCTAGCCGTTTGCCGAATCGGCTTTCATCTGGTCTCATGGGACGTCGAAGGCCCCCACCGGCCAGCTCGATTCGGTGGGGGCCTTCGTCATGTCCCGGGCCTGCTAGGCCGGGCGGAGCGCTCCGGTGATGTTGCGCCGGAGCAGGCGGTACAGGACGCGCCAGCCGGTCTTCTTGTCCTCCGGGGCGTCCATGCCGTGGTCCTTCTCCCAGGCTTCCTGGACGCGGCGCAGCAGGGCGTTCCACTGGTTGGCGTCGATGAGCGGTGCGCAGTCGGCGCAGGCCATCCAGTCGCCCTGGTACCCCTGCATCTTGCCGGTCACCGGGTTCCGTCCGGCCAGGAAATCCGACACCGGCAGGACGAACATTTCCGATCCGAGGTCCTGGTTGCAGAAGTCGCAGCGGCCCTTGACTTTTCCGACCTCGGGATCCACGGGAATTGCCTTGTGGCCGGAGAGGGAGTCCTGCTCGTGGTGCTCCCAGGTTTCCTCCCCCGTCCCCTTGGCGACGTTCCGCTCAAGGGGACGCTTGCAGACCTGACAGACCATGGGCGGTGTGCTCACTGCGCGATCTCCTGGCCCGGCTTGAGGATGCGGTACTCGGTGCCGTCCTCGGCGGTGAGGACGTCACCGTTCTCCATGTCGGCGATGTGCGCGGCCAGCTCGCCGTAGCGAAGGCCCCGGCGCTGCATGTCGTCGGTCAGGGTGCCCCATGCGGCGTCGTGGCCGCTCTTCTCGGAGGTGCCGACCGTGCGCCATCCCGCGCCCTCGTGGCGGTCCTTGATCTGCGCCCAGTGGGCCGGGGCGGTGGTCGCGGGGTTGTCCAGGTACCAGCGCTTCGCGTCCTCGAACAGGGTGACCGTGGAGTCGGCGCTGTCCAGGGTCGGGAACTTCTCGCGGTTGCCGTCGATCAGCAGGGCGGAGACCTGCGCGCGGGTGAGCCGCAGGTTGAACGTCGGCTCGTCCGTCTTCTCCTCCACGGTGACGCGGTAGGTGCGGGTGGCGTCGGTGCCGGAGCCGTCGTTGACCAGGACGTCCAGGGCCCACGGGCCGGTCGTCTCGGGGTTGACGAAGTCGACGTTCAGCACGTCCTCCGTGCGCAGGCTCGGGCGGGCCGGGCTCGACAGCATGTCGCCGATCAGCTTTCGAAGACCGAGGAGATTCATCCGTCGCTCCTTATTCGGGCGGGGTGGTTGGTGACAGGACGAAGCTAGTCGTCGTTGTTACGTGTTGTCAAGTGCTCTCAGGAACTTACTTGACTGCGGTGTGCCTGCGCTGGACGATGCGACCGGTGCGGGGCTGCTCGACGTCCTCCGGCTCGACCGCCTGGCCGGGCTTGAAGGGGCCGACGACCGTGCCGCCCATCTGCTTGGCGGCCGTCTCCGCAGCGCTCCGGCTGTAGCTGACGCCGGTCACCCGACGTACGCCGTCGGCGGTGTACAGGACCTTGAAGTTATCCACGGTGCGCTCCCGATCAGGCGGTGGGCAGGATGTCAGCGAGGTACTGGGCCTGGCCGAGGGCCTGCTCGACGCTCCAGCCGTCGAAGTAGCGCTTGCCGAGGTAGAAGTCGGCGGCCTGTTCGGCGGCCTCCTCGCTGGCGAGGTTGGCGCGCACGTAGCCAATCATGATGCCGTGCTCCCCCTCGATCACGCGGGCGCCGTACATCGCCTTCTCGGGGGCGGGGCGCTCCTTGGTGGAGTAGTCGGGGCGCATCCACCGCGAGATCTCGACCTTGTCGCCCTCGGGGAACTCGGTGCTGGTGATGGTGCGCACCAGCTCGCCGTCGTCGCCGTAGCCGGAGGGGCCCTCGCCCTCCGCGTAGCCGAACAGGATCTCGAAGCGGGGCAGGTCGTAGTACCGGCCGTGGCGGAACATCGCGCGGTTGTAGTCGCCCATGGACACGTAGTTCTTCAGGCCGTCGATCTCCTGACGGCGCAGGTCGCGGTGGCCGATCTTGGTCACGCTGACGTCCTTGGGCTCGCCCTTTACCTTGCGGGTGAGCTGCACCCGGCCGCTCGTGCCGATGGACGAGATGGTGACTGCGGACGTCTTGGTGATGTTGATGACGATCCGGCGGTCCTTCCACGTGCGGTAGTCCTGCTCGATGATGTCGCCGACGACCAGCTCGCGGGCGGGGATCTCCTGGGTGGCCATGGTGTGCTCCTGCTCAGACTCGGGTGGTCGGTTCGGGGGGCATGCAACGACCTTGTAAGTGACAGCAAAGACCAGTCCCCGACCGGCGCGGGCCCGGTGCTCGTGCGCCTCCGCCTCGGCAGGGCTGATCATGCCGCTACGGAGCATCTGGAGGGCGGTCTCGTCGTCGGCAACGTTGCGGTACAGGTCGAACAACTTGGACGCCTGTACCGAATCGGTGGCGAGAACATAAACGGTGTCGTCAGTGCTCACGTTTCGCTCCGGCTCAGACTCGGGTGGTGGCGTTGGGGACGCGGGGGCAGCCCTGCGCAATGTAGTCCTGCCAACTGACAATGCTGTTCCGCGTCGCCTGCATGCGGGTGAGGAGGAAGCGCTGGCGGGCGGCCTTACTCTCCGTGCGCCACTGGGCCTCCAGGACCTTCAGGCCCTGCTCGCGCTGCTCGATCAGCGTCTCAGCAGCGCTCTGGCGCTCGGCAAGCAGGAAGGACCGGAACGGGCTCGACACGGGAAGCCTCCTGGTGTGGGGCGGGTGATAGGGAAAAGACTAAGGGGACCGCTCGACAGTTGTCAAGCGATCCCCTCAAACTGCTTGTCAGGCTCAGACCTCGATCACCAGCGAGTCAGGCGAGGTCGGCGCGGGCTCCTTCGGCCGGAAGTGCTCGACGACGTCCCTCACCCACTGCGGGATGTCGTCGTTCTCCAGGGAGAAGGAGGTCAGGTGCTCAACCTGGCCCGGGGTACCGTCCTGCTTCAGCAGGACCCCGATGACCGGCAGGGACGCAGTCGTCCACTCGCCGTTGGTGCTCGGCCAGTAGGTCAGGTGGAACCGGACGACCTTCATCTCCTTGTCCTTGGCCCTGCCCGAGTAGGCCCCGGTGGGGATGGTCGGACCGTCCTCGACGGGGACGAAGACCTCGCGGCGGGTGCTCCAGTTGGTGGGGGTGATCTTCATGGTGGTGCTCCTCCTGATGCGGGGTGGGTGGTCAGTGCTGGGGGGTTGCTGCGTCGTCCTTGGGCGCCCAGTAGTGGCCCTTGTAGACGTGGGCCGGGTAGCCGTCCTGCTCGACCTTCTTCAGGTGTCCGTCGAAGCTGCGGGCACCGCACTTACAGGTCATGTCAGTAGTCCTCATCCCATCGCTCGCCCGCGTACGTGGGGTCGAAGCCGCTCGGCGGGACGTCGGAGAAGGGCGCGTACTTGCGTACGATCTCCTCCTGCTTCTCCAGCCGCGCCCTCCAGTGACTGGCGCAGCGCGGGAACGACTTGCCCGTGCCGGACAGCGGGTCGCGGTACTCCACGGGGCCGCTGCACTGGCCCGTGTGGTCTTCCAGACACTTCAGCTCTTCGGGCTGCTCGCTCACTTCGACTCCGCCTCTCGCAGGTGCTGCTCTCCGGCCGTGACGTCGGCCCACTGGGCGGCGTCCTCGCTCCGGGCCAGGATCTCCTCGGCCGGGGCGTAGCCGGTCTGTTCGTCCAGGCTCTTGAAGACGCCCGCGTTATCCAGCGTCTCGAACGCGGTGATGGCTCGCTCGCTGTTGTCGCCGTCCCAGCCCTTGCGCAGCCAGGCCAGGGCCTCGATCACCTCGGTGCTGAACGCCATGGTCACTTCTCCTCGTTCTCGTCGTCGATCAGGTCGATCACGTCGGTGCCGGACAGCACCTTGGTGGCCGAGTTGTGCTGTGCCAGCGCCTGGACCACGTAGGTGCCGGTCTGGTCGTGCCGGGAGGTGCGCAGGTAGTGGGTGATCTCCTCGCGGACCTTGCGGACGGCGTCCAGGAACGCCTCGGGGCCGACCTGGCTCGCCTTCCCTCCGGCGATCTCACGGATCTCCAACCACGCGACGGCGTCGGCCTCGTTCTCGATGAGGCGGTCCAGGTTGTGGGCGGACGTCACGCGGCTGCCCGCCGTCAGGACCGGCCGCAAGGACTTGCTGATCTGGTCCCGCCAGCTCTGCGCGCTCTCCACGGCCTCGTCGATCTTCTTGTCGATGTACCGGGCGGTGGTCTTGGCGTCCATGCGGGCTACTCCTGGTCTCGTATCGCTGCGTGCTTGGCAGTCTTGCGGGTTCGCTGCTTGCGGGGGCGGGAATCGTGTCCTCCGGCCGCTCCGCTGCGCCGACGCTCCTGGACGGCGCGGACATGCTCGGGGGTCTGCTGCTGGGCGTTCACGGGTGCCTCCGGGGGCCGTAGGGAAGATTCCAGGTTATTGGTTCTTCCCTACGGCTTCCGAGTTACGGCTTCACTTGGTGCGGTTCGGGTTGCGCGGGTCCTTCGCCCACTCGCGGTCGACCTTCTTGACCTTGGCCTGGGCCTTCTTCTCGTGGGTCTCGAAGACCTCCTGGAAGGTCAGGCCCTTCTTGTCCGCGATGGCCCGGATGATCCACCAGGAGAGGTGGGCGTAACCGGCCTGCTCGGTGACGGTGTTCCGGCGTCCGCCCTCGTAAAACCAGGCCCACTCCGGGTCCTCCGCGTGCTGCTGCTCGCGGATCAGCTCGTACAGGGTGTCGGTGGCTGCGATCTCGGCGGTGCGCAAGGTCTTGGCGACGTCCTTGTAGCCGTCGCGGCCGACGTCCAGCGGCTTGCCCTCCGGGGTGGTGATGCCCTTGACGTCCGCCTGCCTGGCCTTCTCCGCCTTGGCCGCCTCGCGCTCCTCGCGGGCGCGCTGGGCCTCTTCCTCGTCCGGCGTGAACATCTTGGTGCCCTTGGCGTCCACCGGGGCGGTCGGGTAGCAGGTGGTGCAGGCGCGCTCTCCGGCGTCGGCGACGATGTCCGCCTCCGACTGGCCGGAGTACTGGATAAGCCAGGCGAACGCGGTCCGGTACTGGCCGTTGTGGCAGGTGGAGCACTCGGTGCCGTTGTGCGCGTGACCGTTGACACTCTTGGCCAGGAAGACCCGGTTCCATCCGCCCCGTCGGGTGTACTCGGCCTCGTAGGGGGCGGCGTCCGCCTCGGCGGCGGCCAGCTTGTTCCCCTCGGCGACGATGAAGCGGCCGAGCCGGGCCAGGTCCTCCATCAGCTCGATGCCATCCAGTGCGGTGGTGATCCGGAGGACCCTCTCGCCCCTCTTGACCTTCTCGATCGTCGTGAAGATCTCGGCCTCGCGGCGCTTGTAGTTCACGATCCGGCTCTGGGCGCTGGCCTGGCGCTCCCAGATCGGGGCGAGAAGGGTGTCGATCTCGACCGGGGTGGCGGTGGTGAGGTCCATCGTGTGCCTCCTGTTTCGGGGCGGTTGTTGCTGACAGGTAGAACGCTACGCGGGCCCTTACTTGTTGTCAAGCGTAATCGGGTTACCACTTGCGTCGATGTACTGCTCGATCTCGTAGCCCAGGTTCTTCGAGTTCAGCCGCTTCTTGCCGATGGACTTCACGCGCAGGTCGAGGCGCTTGGTCCAGTCGGCGACGTCCTTGGCGGAGATCTGCCCGACCTCGCACTGGCGCAGCCAGAGGATGGGGTCGAAGCGGTCGGACGTGCCGGTGAGGGCGTCGGCGATGTCGAAGGCGACGTGACGGCGGGCGTTGATGTCGACGTCTTCCACGGACTCCGAGAGGGCGGCGGAAAGGGTCTCGTAGTCGCTGCGGCTCATCTGGCGGGGCGCGGGCATGCTGTGCTCCTCCTGGTATGGGGCGGGTATTCGGTGGAACAGTACGGGCCGCCCAACTCAGGTGTCGAGTCGGACGGCCCGTACGCAGGGGGTGCGTATGGATCACGCGGCGAGGCTGGTGCGCTGGCCTCCGATGGCCTTGGCGCTGCTCAGCCTCGCGGAGCGTCCGGCGTTGTCCCCGGCCGTGCGAGCGGCGCTGCTGTAGTTGGAGGTGCTGCTGGCACCCTTCCAGGATCCCTTGGCGGTGGACGCCTTCTCGTAGTACGCGCCGACCTCCTTCTTCTTGTCGAAGAGGACCAGTTCGGCGGTCACCTCGATCTCGTACTCGACGCCGTTCTCACCCGTGGTGGGCAGTGTGTAGATGTTCTCCTTGGCCGCCTCCAGGGCCTCCTGGCGGGCCGACCACAGACGGGAGGAGATGCGCCGGGTGAAGGCGTCGTAGAAGTTGGCGCGGGCGGTGCGGCCGTCCATCGGGCGCTCCTCCAGGTCCTTGTACTTGCCCCAGGCGTCGCGCTTGGTGACCTGGCGCAGGACCTTCTCCTGCTTGTACTCGCCGGTCTTCAGCCAGGCGTTGGCGGACTCGGTCATCTGGTACAGCAGGGAGGCGTACAGGACCTCGACGACCTCGATGTCCGAGGGCATGCCGAACGCGATGACGAAGGTGGAGTTCATCGCGATGTTGCACTTGACGTCGTTGTTGTCGGCGATGGCGAGGAAGAGGTTGACCAGGCGGGCGTTGTTGTTCTTGCGCGGCTGGCCGATGGTGATGTGCTTGTGGGTCGGCTGCTCGCGCTGCTCCTTCTTCGCGGTGTGCTGCCGTGCCACGGCGAGGTCGATGCTGCCGAGGGTGGCCAGGGACTGCGCCTTCTTCATGTAGGTCGCGGCCTCCTCGGGGGTGGAGGCGTTCTCGGCCTGGGCGAGGATCTTGGCCAGCTTGTCGAGCATGCGGTCAGCCATCGTGGGCTCCTCCTGTTACGGGGGCGGTTGGTGTGAGGTAGACGTTACGGGTTCCCGGAAGTGGTTGTCAAGCACTTCCGGGAAACTATTTGTCAGGCTGCGACGAGGGCACCGAAGGCGACACCGTGCTGGGCGAAGGCGTCGGTGAGGATCAGGCCGACCTCGTCGCCGACCAGTTCCTTGACCAGGTGCAGGTAGGTGGAGACGAACTGCACACCGTGGGACTCTCCGCCCCGGGCGAGGTGGTGGGCCAGCTCGTGCAGGACGACCATCTCCCGCATGGCCCAGGAGATCCCCTGCCGGTGGTCCGGTACGGCGATGACGCCGAGGCCGTAGGTGGCCTGGGCGACTCCTCTGCGGGCGCGGACCTTGACCGGCTGGGCGGCATACGTGGGCCAGGTGGAGCGCACCCAGTTCAGGTCCAGGACCTGGTCGACGTAGCGCTGGACGCCGTCGATGTCGCCGAACTTGCGCTCGTCGGGCAGGACCAGGTGGGAGCCGTAGAAGTCGAAGGTGCGGGCGTCGGTCTGGGCGACCCGGTTGAGCACGTCCATGACGAGGTCTTCGGCCCGGTAGACCTTGGTCATCTGGTTGTCGCGCATGCTCACGCCTCCTTGCCGGTGAGGGCGGCGAGGACCTTGCGCTTGGCCTCAGCGAGTCCGTGCATGAAGCCCTCGGAGCGGATGACGGCGCCAATGCGCTCGGCCTCGCGGCGGGCGCTGTTCGGGGACATGCCTCCGTCCTCCAGGCGCACGGCGAGGTCGTTGATCTCCAACTGGGCCGTGCGACCGTTGACGCCGATGACGGGGCGGCCCTTGTCGCGGCCCGCGTTGTAGATGTCGTCGAGGGCCCGGCGCAGGTCGTCGATGTTCAGGTCCTCGCCCTGGCCGACGAGGTTGAACACCTCGGCGTACTTCTGCTCCAGGGCGAGGTACTCGCGGACGCTGGTGTCCTTGGCCATGGGGTCCTCCTGTTTCGGGGCCGGTTGTTGCTGGCATGGAGAACACTACTCCGAAAGCCGTAATCGTCAAGCCGTAATCTGCGAGACGTAACGCAGAAAGCCGTGAGCCACATCACATGCGGCTCACGGCTTTCAGGTGTTGACCAGGAGGAGGATTACTTGGTAGTCGTTGGGGTTCCCGTGACGGTCTTCACCGGGCACGGAATCTTGACCTGCACGGAATGCGTATGTGCGAGCCCATATACGGGTGCGTACGGCGTAGCCGTGGACGTGGGCGTAACTGCGGGCGAAGGCCCGACCACGATCGACACCTTGCATGTACCCGTGGTCTTCGCCGGGGTGGGTGCCTCCGCGTAACGGGTAACCGTGGGAACGGGCCACGGATTGGAATCCCCCTCGGTTCTGGAAGAATCCGACTGTGAAACCCCGGTATTAAGTCCGGTGGAATTCTGCTCGGGGATCACGGAAATTCCGATCGCGGGAATCGCGAGAAATCCGATTGCGATGAGGGCGGCCTTGACTCGGCGGAATCTGTTCATACCAGCACCGTACCGTAGCCCTCGCAGGGGACACAGTCCGCTCCGTCGCGGTCCTCCCCCGTGCCGTAGCACCGCTTGCACTCGACCTCTTGTGCCGCGTCGTCGCCGCTTTCGGCGAAAGACACTGCATGCACGTGCGCGCTCATGAGAAGTACTAACTAACCTTCCTGGTTGTAGAAAGTTGGTACATCGACGATTTCCGCGTCGATGAATCCGCTTCCGGACTCGATCATCCGGTCGGCCGGGATGGGGTGGTCGAGGGCAGTCATCTGCTCCCCGGCGTCCTTTCCGAACAGGCGACTGATCATACCGGCCTGGGCGCCATTACCCTTAGCCTCCAGTTTCACGGAGAAGGAATCCTGCTCCAGTTCGGTCTTCACCTTCACCAGTTTCTGGAGCCGGTCGATCTCGCCGGACAGGTTCGGATCCGCGTAACCGCCGGTCATGTCCTCCACCATCTTCATGAAGAGGACCCGCTGGGCCTGCATCTCGATGAGGGAATTCTGGAGCGAAGCCATCTGCTGCTTGCTCTTCACTTCGACCGGGATGTCGTATGCGCAGTTGGCATCCTTGTCGAAGGCCGGGCACTTCTGGGCCAGGAAGCACGTCGAGCACACCCGCATGGACTGCGAGCGGACAGTCACCAGCGGAACATCGCGCTCCTTGTTCACGCCGTCGTCGGGGTCGGTGTAGACCTCCTTCTCCTGCACCACGCCGATGACCGGCAAGTTGGTACGCGCCCGCTCCTTGCGAGGGGTGGGAGTTGCTACGCCGTTGAGCATTTCTCCGGTGGCCGTATCAACTGTTCCCCCCTGCATTTGAGAGAAAGTCGAAAGTACCCCTGAAGGGGAAGTAGTAACTGGATCGGTCTCGGGTGCGCGGTGCTGCTCGATGGAGGCTGCTAGTTGCTGCCACGACCAGATGGTGAACCGCAGCACCTCGTTGTTGTCGCCGTCCTCGATCTTGTCCGGATCGAAGCCTGCCTCCTGGAAAAGGGTGCGGTGCCGCTTTCGCGCCTGGTCCTTGTATTTCTTCGGGTACCGCTTCAATTCCCGGCCGGTCCAGACGATGGTGTCACCGTACTGAGAGGGGGAAATCCAGGAGGTGGACGCGACGGAATCCCAGTTCACGGCCGCCATTTCAGCAGGCTTCGTCATTGCGACGCCGTGCAGCAGGGTTCCGTATTTCCGGGTGATCTCGTTGAGAATCGGAGAGAGATTCCGCCCGTCCAAATCCGTTTGCGGAACTCCGACACGCTTATAGCGCTGGGCGAGGCGGTCGAGTTCTTCGACGCCCCATTCCGAATGCCAGATGGGAAGGAACTTGTCCTCCGGCAGGTCCTCCCAGAAATCCTCGCGCCGGGCCTCTATCCATTCCCGTCCGAGAACGACCGCGTCGAACTCGGACACCATATTAAGCGAGTCGATGTTCTGCTGGACGAAGGCTTCGTAGTGCGCGGCGATTTCCTTGAGTTCGCCTATCGAGTACTTGTCGTCCTCGGCCTTGTTCACGGTGTAGGCGCCGGAGTCCAGGAAGACCTTCTGGCCCTCCAGGTAGTGGTCGGCGATGAGCCACGGCCGGGAGAACTTGGTGCGCCTCCTCAGACCCATGTAGGAGAGGGAGACGTTCTCGACGCCTTCCTCGGCCAGCATCTTGCGCCAGCCGGGGATTTCGGATCCGCCGAAGTACAGTTCCACGGGTTGTTTCTCCGATTCAGGGTTGGGTTACTGCGGGGGCTTGACGGCGCTCTTGGGGAAGAGGCCGGGCTGGGTGACGCGGGGCTTCCGGGTCTGGGTCGGAGCGACCTTCGCCGGAGCGGCCTTCGCAGCCAGGCCGAACTGCTGCGGGGAGCGGACCGGGGCGACCTGGCTCGGGCCAAAGAGGCCGGGCTGGACGGTGCGCTGCGGCTTCGGGGCGGCCGGAGCCGAGGTATTAAGCGGGCGGTCGGGCGTGATCTTCCCGGCGGGCTTGATGGAGCCGACCTGGGAGGTCCAGCCGTGGTCCTCGTTCTGGTTGTAGAAGGAGTGGGAGCCGGAGCCGTCCGTCGGGCCGAGCTTGGCCTGGGACTGCCGGATGCTGTCGAGCAGGGCGCCGGAGCGGGACATGTTCTGCTCGTGGCGCTCCTCCGGCAGCGGGCTCCAGTCGCGGTGCTCGGCGGCCGTGTTGCGGATGTTCTGGAGGATGTCGCCGGAGCGCTTCATGCGTGCGGCGTGGGAGGCTTCCTCGACGTTGCCCGCAGCGTAGGAGGTGCGGTCCAGCGCGGCGGCCGACCGGGCCATGACGTGGTCGAAGTGCTCGTCGGTGCCCGGCTTCGGCTGGACGACGGGGTGCTGGCCGACCGGGTTGGTCTCGTTGTGCGGGGCCTGGCTCTTCTGGCCACGCACACGGATCTTCTTGCCGGACCGCTGGCCGCTCCGACCGCTCTCCAGGTCGTCCAGCCGCTCGTCGACCGTGCGGTTGGAGCCGGGGAACTGGAGCGGGCTGAGCCAGCGCTCCTTGAACTTGCTGGTTATCGCGTGGATGCCTTCGACGCTCATGGTCGTGTGTCCCTTCGGACGAAGTAGAGGTAGCGGTGCGCGGCGAGGAGGGAGAGGAGGAAGCCGACGTTGATCCAGGACCGGCCGGAGGAGGGCGAGGTCCAGAAGACGGCGCAGAAGACAGCGACGTTGGCGCTGTAGAGGAACAGAGCGGCCGACAGCCACTTCTCTGCGGCGCCGAGCTGGCGCCAGACAGGGAGAGTGGCCCGCAGCAGCAGGGCCGAGAAGGCGGCGCCGACGAGGGCGTTGAGCATGCGGGCGATCTCGATTACCAGGGTGAGGGTCACAGGATCTCCATGTGTGGTCTCGGGTCTTCTTCGCGTAGTGCTCGTTGCCGCTCCACCTCGCCGACCAGTGCGGACCAGGGCGTGACGGTGTCGCGGTAGTCCGGCCGGAAGCGCGGGGAGGAGTAGTTGGGGTGCAGGTAGTTCAGGACCCCGATCCCTGACGCCATGACGTGCGCAGCGATCTGGGGATTGGGCTCGATCAGCAGCTCGACGTTGCATCCGGCCTGCCGGAGCCGGGCGATCTGCCGCATCCTGCGTTCGGCTGGATCCTCTGGGTCCAGGGCCTGGGCGAGGATGAGGTAGGGGTGCTTGTTGAAGCCGTTGACGCGCAGCCAGTGCTGGATGTACTCGGCGTCCTCGCTGTCGCTGATCAGGGCGACCTTGTAGGACTCCATCAGGCCCCAGTACAGGCGCTGGCCCTGGTGGATGACGGCGTCTCCGACCTCGCGGGAGAGCACTCCTTCGATGACGATGGCGACGGTTGCAGTCATGGCGCCGTCACCCGTGCTCGTGCTCGTGGAGGCCGAGGCGGTGCTCGGTCTCGTGCGTCTGGAAGGCGTTCTTGGCGTTCATGTTCGGGCTGTAGCCGTGGTGCTTGACCAGGTGCTCGACGACGTCCTCGGGGGCCGCCTTCTTCTTGATCTTCGGCAGTTGCTCGGGCTTGAACTGGTCCAGGTTGAGCACGTGGGCGCCGACGTGGGTGTCTCCCCGGCCGCGCGCTTCTGCCAGCCGGTGGTGTGCGTCGGCGACGTACGGCGTGCCGCCCTGGACGACCACCTTGACGTGCGGGTGATCGGCGTCGAGCGGGCCGGTGATGTACGAGTGGGAGCCGGTCTCGAACGCGGTCTGGCCGGTGTGCAGCACCGAGCTGGTGCTGATGCGCTGCACCGTGGCGTGCTTGTTCCAGAACGCCTCGTTGCCGTGGCTCATCTGCGGGCCGTGCTTCTCGTACCACCGGTCGGTGACCTTGGGGTCGACGACGTTGCCGTGACCGTCCAGGTGCCCGAACTGCTGCGGGTTGTGCGGCGGGCCCATGACCATCTGCCCCTCGGACTGGGGGTAGTTGGTGCGCTCCTCGTCGTGGATCAGGTCGTGGTCGCGCGGGGAGCCGATGGTGGTGACCTTGGTGTGCATCCCGCCCGGGTGGGGAGCGGGATGCGGGATATTAAGCGCGCCGGGCTTGTAGTGCGTTTGAAGGTGCAGCGGCGTATCGCGCGTCAGGTGGTACTGGGCGCGCAGCGCGGTCTGCTTCTTCGCCTGCGGGGACGTCCTGCCGTCGAGTGGGACGGGCAGGGCGGTCTGCTCGAACTGCGGCCCGGCGACAGGCTTTCGCTGGGAGAGGGCCATTTACGACCTCCGGTAAGGGGTGTTCCAAAGAGCCGCCTTCGCGAGCGCGGTGGCGGCGTCATCGAGCGGAGCCCCGTACAGGTCGGTCTCCTGCGCCTTGTGGGCCTCGACGTCCGCTGTGGCGAGAGCGTTCAGGGCCTGTACGGTGCCCTGCTGCTTGTGTGCCTGCCAGCGGAAGTTGTAGTAGTCGCCGTAGCCGGATCCCCCAGGGCCGAAAGCCTGTCGGCGGCCGAGGTGGATGTCGTCGAAGAGGGCCTTGGCCTGCTGGACGACGATCTTCTGGGAGGCGAGGGAGTTCTGCCACGTGGCGGAGTTCGGGGAGGCGCTGGAGGCCGTCTTGCGCAGGTGGTTGTAGCGATCGACCAGCGTGCGGGCGTGGGCCTCCTCCGTCTGCACGGCGTCCCACCAGTGCTTCGGGTACAGGCTGTGCGGGTCGGCGGGCAGGGACGGCGGCCGGATGTCCCAGCGGTCGTGGGTGAGGTTGTAGGCGGCGTACGGGTTGATGGCCGCGATGGAATTCGACGTGGTACCCGGGTTCAGGTAGTAGGTGACCTCGTAGACCTGGCCGTGGAAATCGGTGGTAGCGGTGTGCGGCCACAGGTTCTTCTTCAGGTCCGAGTTCATCAGGTCGGAGAATTCGGCTTCGGAGACGCCCTGGTAGGTGGGGTTCATCTCGTAGAACTTCGGGAAGTCAATTCCGAACAGCACGTCGAGGTCGCCGTTGCCCCGGTCCCCAGCCCACTGGAAGGAGATGCCGGACCCAGCCAGCCAGGCGGCCAGCCAGGTACGAACGCCCTGGTAGCGGCCGTCGAGGTAGGTATTTAGGACGCCGAGGATGTGGCCCCGGACGTCTGGCTTGATGTGGTCCCCGTCGAAGATGTGCGGGTCGAGCCCTGCCTGGGGTGTGCTGAAATACCCAGAGGCTCCCGAGTGAATGTCGGGCTGCGCTCCCTGGGTGATTGCTCGATTGAGATAGAACTCGTATCCGGCCATGGTTTCGATTCTAGCTGGAATAGGGAAAGCCCCCAGAATCCAATCCGATATGGAGGGAGACTGGGGGCTTTATAGTTGCTATTTCCGTCAGAGTTTCAGGCGCGAGCGGAGGGCGGCTTCCTGGGCCTGCTGCTGCATGGCCTGGCCCATCATCATCATCGCCTGCTGGGTCCTCTGGGCCGTCTCCATGACCTGGAGGTCCTTCAGCACGACGGAGGCCGCGCCGTAGATGTCGTCGGGGGTGGCGCCGCGCCGGGGGGCGTACTGCTGGGTGAGGTCGGAGGTGGCCACGACCGCGCCGTCCAGCCCGATGGCGACGATGAACGCGGTGGTGACGGGGGTGCTGATCTCGTCCTCGGCGGGCGGGTTCTCCTCGGCCATCTTGGCCAGTGCCTCACGCTGCTCGGGCGTGAGGTCGTCGGTATTAAGCGGCTTGTCGGCGCTGGAGGTCTGTCCGAGGATCGGGACGTTGGGCATGTAGTGCTCCAAGTTTGGTTCGGGTGGGGTTACTTGTAGAGTCCGGCCTTCTCGCGGGCCGCCTGGACCACGAGGGTGTGCACCGGGCAGAACTCGCACAGGTATCGGTCCTGGGCGCTGCGGTACTTCGGCAGGCCCGCCGCCTTGCGCTCGGCTGCGGTGTCCGGCGTGAGCCGCTTGGACGCGGTCTTGTAGTCGTTGCAGCCGGGGTTGCGCAGGTGCTTGGTCCAGCAGGCGTGGGCGTCTTCCTGGAAGGTGTTCTTCGCGTTGTAGAACGCCGGGTCGAAGCCGGTGTGGCCTGTGTTCTCCCGGATCTTCGCGATGACCGCGTCTCGGGTGGAGGGGCTGTCCCAGTGCTTCTTCTCCACGCGCATCAGCGGGTGGGCGATGTGGTCGGGGTGCTTCTGGACCAGGGCTTCGAGGAGGAAGTCCCGGCTCGGGTCACCCTCGTAGTCGGGCAGTTCCTCCAAGGAGCCGCAGGTCTTACAGAGCAGGAGCCGTACGTGCTCGGCCATGGTGTCCTTCCTCAAGGGGCTGTTCAGGGACCAAACATAGCATCCCCATTACGTCATTGGAAGACGTAATGGGGATGCCGTAACGAAGTGGATTACTTGCCGGTGGCCAGGTAGCGGCCGAGCAGCACGTAGGAGTCACCGGCCGTGGCGCCCTGGACGGCGACCTTCTTGCCGGAGATGGCGACCGTGCCGGACTTCGCGTGCGTGTAGCCCAGGGCCACGTTGGCCGGGCCGCCGACCGCGACGACGACGTCACCAGCAGCCAGAGCAGCCTTCGCGACGTCCACGCGACCGGTGGCGACGGCACCCTTGGGCTGGAACGCGTCAGTGGCCGCCGCAGCGGTCATGGAGTCGATGTTCTCGCCGAAGATCACCATCGTGTACGCCTTCGCAGGGGTTGGAGCAGGAGCAGGTGCGGGGGTCGGCTTGGGGGCCGGAGCCGGAACGGGAGCGGGGGGCGGCTTGGGGGCCGCCTTCGCCGGAATGGCCAGGGCCTTCCAGGTATTAAGGTCCCCGTTCAGCAGGTTCTGGTCGACGTTGCCGACGATGCCGTACTGGTGCACGGTCCAGGTCGACCAGCCCTCGGTCAGCGGGTGCCCGGCCGGGTTGTTCGGGTCGGCCACCCACAGCGGGTAGGACCGCAGTTCCTTCTTCTGCGCGTCCGAAGCCACACCGAGCAGGCCGGTGAGGTAGGAGGTGTACGTGTAGATGAACGGCGCCGCCTTGGTCTGCTTCTTGACGTACGCCAGCCACGTCAGTGCGTAGTGCAGACGCTGGGTCCAGGAGCCCTCGGAAGCCTCCAGGTCGAGCGCCAGGACCTCACCCGGCAGGGCGCCCGCAGCGGACAGGAAGTGCTTGGCCTCCGTCGTCGCGTCCTGGGTCGGGTGGGCGAAGTGGTAGTGGCCCAGGGCCTTCTTCGCCGCCCGGGTCGCCTTGACGATGCTCGCGTGCTTCGTGTCGCCCGTGTGCTCGCCCTCGGATGCCTTGGCGATGATGAACGCGTTGTTCTTGCTGGCGATGGCCGCAGCGATGTGCGCGGCGTCGTTGTTGTTGGAAAGGTCGACTCCGTGGAGGGACATCAGACTCAGAATCCTGCCTGGCTCGGAGGGGTGGAGACGTAGTTGGGTGTGTGCACGGCCTTGCCGTCGGGGCGGACCTTGACCTCGTCCTCGTGACGGCCGTACCAGACGTCGTTGAGGTCGACGCGGTGGCGGACGGTGTCCGACTGCGCCACACCCAGACCGCCACGGTCGACGACGATCTTCTTGTACTTGCCGTCGGTGGCGCCCTCATTCAGTTCCGCGTTCATCGAACGCGAGGGTGCGTACGCCATTACTTCGCTCGCTTTCCGTTGCCGTTCTTGCCGTCACGCCGGTCGTTGAAAATCGCCAGCGGCTTGGCCGAGCCGGTCGATCCGGCCTGTGCCTTCCAGCGCACGTTGTCCGACATTCCGGCGCGGCGCTTGTCATCGGCACGGTGTGTCTTGTGCTTGGACATTAAAAGCCCCCGATGGTTGGCCTTGAACTACCAGAGTATCCGCCCTGAGTTCCCGTATAGGAGTTCGTCGAGGGCGATGGATACACCTTGTCTACCTGGAGCACGTCCTCAATTCCGAGGGTCGTGTCCCTGTATCCGAACCTCGGAGGGAAAAGAGGCCGGACGACCGGGGGCGGTGCGCTCTGGAGTGCGAGCACATCGCCCGGAATGTTGGCGACGGAAAGCGCATCCGTGAGAATCCGCTCGGGGAGGGAGTCCCACGGATGCGTCCTGTCGTAGACGGAATCCGCGTTCTGCATCAGAACAACTTCTGCTGGCCCGGGTGGACCTCGGTATTAAGGTGCTTGCCGTAGGTATTAAGCGACGCGTCGTGGTTGTCGCCTCGGCGCCGCTTCTCCTCGCTCCACTGCGCGGACTGCATGTTGGTCAGCGAATTCAGACCCCGCTCGGACATCACGTTCCGGGCGACGTGGTCGTGGAAGGCGTGAATGCCCTTGATGCCCATGTACGCCTGCTGGCTGCCGGAGCCCTTCTTGTCCTCCAGGTGCGGAGCGAAGGCGCCACCACCGGAGTGCGTGTCGGACACCCAGAACTGCGAGGAGCCGTGGGGGTCGACCCAGGAGTTGTGATAGGCCGAGACCTTCTCACCGGCCGTGGGCTTCCAGGCGTTCGACAACTGCTTGCCGTTGAGGACCTGGTGGGTCACGTCGATCGCGAGGGCGTGGTTACGGGGGTAGCCGTTGACCGGGTACGCCCGGGTGTCGCCGTCCTTCTTCACCAGTTGCGTGGACTGCTTGCCCGACTTCGAGGTGACGGTCTTCTCGACCTTGTCCTCGCGGGGGACGTAGTAGTCCGGGTGGTAGTGGTAGTCGGCGCCGGTCTTCCCGGACTTCGCCCACTGGATGGCGTGGCTGGCCGCCTCGTCGTTGGGGTAGACGGCCCTGCCGGTCTCCTTGTCCGGCCGCACGAAGACGTTCTGCGGGGACGTGATCGCGTTCGCAGCGGCCTGGACGCCGAAGGGGACGCCGTTCTCCTTGGCCGACACCTTCAGGCGCGCACGCGGCGACAGGGAGCCGTCACGGGTGTGGTCCTGGGCCGGGCTGTAGAACGAGTCGTGATGCCCGCCCTCATGGGCATAGGCGCGGTCGACCTGGGAGGCCAGCGCGCGGTGAGCCGAGTCGGGGGTGACGCCGAACTTGGCGGCCGAGCGAAGCACACGGGCCTGCTCGTGCGGGGCGAAGTCCTCCCACCGCTTGTTGACCGGCATCATGTCCTTGACCGGGGCCATGGTGTGCTGGCCGTGCCAGACGTCAGAGCCCTCCGGGCCCGCCAGTTCCATCTGGCCGTGCAGGTTCGGCGCCTTGTCGGTGTTGCCCATCAGGGAGTACGACTGCCGTGGCGAGCGACCGGCACCGGGCTGGTCCTGGATGGTCTTGAACCGCTCGGGGTTGGCCGCCTCAAAGGTCTCCCGCTTGGCGGTGGCCTCCTTGACGGTCTTGTTGTAGGCACGGGTGTCCGCACTCTTCTGTGCGGGGGTCTTGCCAGCCATCAGCCGCCACATCCCTGGGTCTTCTGTGCGTCACGTATGGACTGCATCGGGTTCTTCGGAGTGGCCTTCTTGATCGCCTGGATCTGGCCCCGGAATTCCTGGCTGCGCACGGTCACCTCCACTGGTCCGGCGAGTTGTACGGCGACGCGGACGGCAGCAGCTTCTTCATGCGCTCGCTGCGGACCGGGTCGATGTCGGCCATGACCTCGGAGATGCCGTACTTCTGCTGAAGGGCGCCCATCTCGGCCGGGGAGAGCGCCTGGTTCTTGCCCATGTGGGCCAGCCGCTCGGTGACGTCGCCCTTCTGCGTCCACTTCAGGCCCTGGGCCTCGTAGACGAGACCGGCCTGCGGGTTGACCCCGCCCACGTCCGGCCAGAAGTAGTCGGAGCGGTCGATGACGTCGCCCTTGTGGACACCGCGCTGATAGCTGCGGTCGGTCAGGCGCTTCTGAACGCCCTCCATGACGCGGTCGCGTCGTCTGTCGTTGATCGTGCCGAGGTAGCCGTCGGGGTAGTCCGCTGAAGGCGTGCGAGCGCCCATAGCAGCGCGCCGGGCGTCCAGTCCGTCGCGGAAGGAGAGAGCATCTGTTCCTGCTCCACCATTCGCGCGCACTGGAGCGCCCGGCTGTCCGATGGCGTACGGCGTGTTGTACGACCAGTTGCTGGACATGGCTGCCTACGTCACGCGCCCTGTCGGTACTGGCGCCGGAGATAAAAGTCCCGGTTGCCGACGGCGCTCGGGACGGTCACGACGTTGCGCTGGACGACCCCGGACTCAGCCGCGTTGGCCTGGTACAGGATCGCGGTCGGCCGCAGCGAGGCGCCGTTGCGCTCCATGATGTTGGGACGGTGCGAGGCCGTCGCCGACTCCAGGAAGCCGCCCTTGGACTGGTTCTTCTTCGGGACGGACCGGCCCTTGATCGGCTTGGCCACGTTGCCGAGACGGGAGGCGTCGGTGCCCATGGTCGGACGCAGCGACGGGTTGTCCGTCGTCACGATGTTGTCCTTCTTCTTCGCCACTGCTGGCTCCTTGGTTAGCCGCCGAGGGTGCGGTACGGGTTCTTGTCGATCCACAACCGGCTGTCGTAGGTCTGCGACGAAGCGCCGTTGAGCGAAGGAGCGAAACCGCCGCCGATGCGCTTTCGGTCGTAGTCCTCAGAGCCCAGACCGTTTGCGGAGCCGCGCACCTGCTTCTCGTCGAAGACAGACGTCGGGGTAAAGCGCTGCGTACGGATCGGCTGTGCGGACGGGAACTTTGTTTCCATTGCGCCCGTCGAAAACGAGCCGTTGCGCCCGTCCGAAACACCATTCATTTCGCCTCCACTGGATCAAACCCAGTGTAAAGACGGAAAGGCAGCAGATTAGAACTTCAGTGGACCAAGATCCGCAGCAGGATCGCGCTGATTTCCCCGGCATCGGGGGTGTTCACCGTAGTGAACCCAGGCCGAGTATCGAGAACGATTCCCCGGGGCGCGACGAAACTGTTGGCGATGGCGATTGCCTTGACGCCCTGATTTACGGCTCCGGCGCCGATGGCCCGTAGAGTGACACGCTTGCCGTCGTAGACGGCGTGCGAGATGGCGCTGGCCACACTGGCGGCGGACGACGAACTCTTGACCCGGAGGATGACCTCGTTACTGGCCTCCTCGCCGTCGTACTGAACTCCCATTGGTGACTCCTATGTGTCCGATTCTCGTCACAATTCGAGAATACGGAGACGCAGGAATCTTGTGTTAATGACAACAGGCCCAGGGGCGTCGTCCTCACCCTGGGCCTGCCGCGTGCGGAGTTGCTACTCTTTGGGATAGACGAGGTCAAGGAACGCGCCGACGGTCATCGTCGCGTACTGCTCTCTGGGGTCCGTAGTACCCCTCTTCTTGTGGAAGACGACTCCGTGCGGGACTCCCGCATTGGTGGCCTCGGTGGCGGCTTCCTTCAGCCAGCCGGATAGGCCCATCTCCTTGTGGTTCTTCGCCTCGATGACGAAGCGGTCCTCACCGGGGATGTAGAAGTCGCCCTTGTCCTGCTTGCCTTCCAGGGCGCGGCGCTCGGCCAGCGGCTGCTTTTCCTTGATGGCCGGGAGGACGGAGGACTCGAAACTCGTCCCCTTCTGCTTCGACCGGTTCGTCATGCGAGCCTCAGGATCTCGCGGACCTTGGTATTAAGGTCCTCGATCGTGCCGTCGTTGACGATCGAGGCGTCGAACCACTGGTCCGGCAGTCCCTTGTCGCTCTTGTGGTCGTTGACGGGGCCGACGCCGGGCCGGTCTATCTTGACCAGCAGGCCGAGGCGGCTGTCGATGGCCTGGTGCTCGTTGACGAAGCGAACGTCGGTGAAGACGTACTTCTTGTCCTCTTCGAGGGCCTTGAAGACGGAGTTGACCCACACGTTCTGGTCGATCATCTCCCGGCCGACCTCGGTGCCCAGGACCTGGAGCAGCCTGCGAACCTCGGGGGAGTTCCGCTTGACGGAGTCCCACCCGTACTTGTCCACGAGGTACTGGACGCGGTACTCGACGCCGCCGTATCCCTCCTCGACGAGGGGGTTGAGGACGTACAGGGCCTCGCGCAACTTGTCGCCGAACGCGACGCGGGTGTAGCCGTACTTCTCCAGGATCTTGGCGACGGTGTCCTTACCGGCCCCGGCGAAGCCATGGAGGCCGATGTACTGCGGGAGCCAGGATTCGACGATCTCGGTGTCGTCGTCAACGGGGGCGGTGGTGGTGTTCACTTGGTATCTCCGGAGAAGTTGGTGTGGGTGGCTATGTGGTCGCGGACGAGGGGGATGTCCCACAGGGCCCGGCGGGCCTCGACGACCTTGACGTTGCGGTTGGCCTCCAGGCGCTGGAGGGTGTTGAACTGGCCATGCCAGCGGCCGGTCATCCAGTCGGTCTGCTCGATCAGCGGGGTGACCTTCTCGACGAGCGCGAGGGCCTGCTTCTCGGTCCTGCGGCGCCGCTCGCGCTCCATGGCGAGTTCGTCGATCTTGCGGTCGAGTTGGGTGCGGAGGTTGATCAGGGCCCAGGCCATGAACATCATGAGGCCGACCCAGACCACGATGATCGCGAGGACGAGGGCTGTGTTCATCGGTGCATCAGGCACCGCGCGGGCGCCTCTCCGGCCGTAGCGAACTTCCAGAGGCCGCAGGGAGCGGATGTCCATGACCAGAAGGACAGGCTGATCAGCAGGGCCAGGAGGGTGAGGGCCACGATCGTCGTGGGCCGGTCATCGTTGCGTCTGGTCACGGGGCGACCCTTCCGTTGTCGAGGAACGCTTCCCAGGTGAGCGGAAAGTGCTCGGCGAAAGCGGCTTCCATGTACATGGCCACCCGCTCGATCTCCTCCTGGGGGAAGGAGGGGAACGTGGCGAACTCGCTCTGTGTGCGCAGGCCCAGGAAGTGCATCAGGGACCGGGGGTTGCAGGTGGCGTAGAACGAGGTGTACATGCCGACCGGAAGGACGCTGCGGGCGACCTCGCGGGCGACTCCGTCCTTCAGCATCTGCTGGTAGTGGCTGTAGGCGGCGCGGTAGATGACGCCGAAGGAGTGCTCGACGGACAGGTACTGCTCCTGGGTGCCGTGCTCGAAGCGATAACGACCCGGCTTGCCTGTCTGAGTCAGCGGGCGGTGCGCCGAAGGCATGTAGAAGACCGGCTCCAACTCCCTGTACCTGCCACTGGTTTCGTTATAAGACCAGCCGACCCTGTGGCGCATGAACTCGCGGGCGACGAAGATCGGGGCCTCCACGAGGAAGGACAACTGCCCGTGCTCGAAGGGGCTGCCGTGGCGGTCCCGCATCAGGTAGTTGATCAGGCCCTTGGCCTCCTTGGTTTCCGCCGCAGCCGTCCCGACGGTGGAGACGCGGGCTGCCTGGCAGATCTTCGCGTCGGACCCGGCGAGGTTGTCCACGTCGAGCGTCGCGGTGATCTCGGAGCGGAGGGTGACGTCCGTGATGGTCGCCTCGGTATTAAGCGTCATGGTGGTGGTCAGTCCCCTTCGTAGGACGAGTAAGCGCTGAGTGGGATTCCGAAGCGGGGGCCGTCGGGGGTATCAACCTCTCCTCCGGCCGCCAGCGCTTCCTTCTTGGAGATACGAAACACCATCTCTCGATGGTTGTCAACGTACTCAATCCAATCCGTTGACAACCTGATTAGGGGTATCTCGTAATCCAGGTCATACAGGACGTAGCCATCCCACCGGACGGACTTCTCCGAGACGCCGACGTGCTGGTACAGCCTCAGCATCCAGTCGAACTGGCCGACCTTGAAGACGTGCTCACCGCTGCGGATGTAGACCGGGTCCCGGTAGGAAGACAGGCACGTGCGGGGCGCCCCGGCCCGGAAGGAGGGTCGCCACTCCCACGGCGGCCGGGGCTGCTCCATGCGCGTCACCTTGCGGCGTACGGTCCTCACGCGCTCATCCGTCCGGCACGGGCCTCGCGGTCACCACGACCGACCCGGCGGGTCAGTTCACGGCTCAGCAGGGTGTTGCGCAGTTCGGCGGAGGAGTGCAGGGCCTGGACCATCTTGCGGTAGGCGTAGGCGGCCGTCTTGGCCTCCTGGGCCTCGATGTACTCCGGGTCCTCGTACGCCTTCGCCTTGGCCTGCGTCACTGTCTTCTGGCCCGCATTGCGGACGGCGGATAGGGCCTTATGTGCTTCGAGTGTGTCGACGCACGACTTTTCGTCCACCTCCGCCGCTGCCAGTCGGCTGCCCGTGTACTCCACCCACGCCGTTGTCCTGGCGAACAAACTCATCAGTTCGCTGTCGTCGAGTTCGGTGGGATCCGCTGGCAGTTCGGGCGCGTCGCCCTCCGGCTTCGGAGGCAGGTACAGGTCGTCCCGCTCCAGCCGTCGTACTGCCTTCTGGCTCGGGGTCTGGACTGCTTCCCAGCCCCTCCGTGCTACCGCTCTGCTCATCGGTGGTGGTCTCCCAGCAGGTGTTGAAGAAGGGACACTCTTTACAGGTCTTCTTGTCCTGGCCGCAGAATTCCGGCCGGGGTGGTGGCTTGCCCTTCTTCAGGGCGTATTTGATGTCGAGCGCGGTCTCGAACAGCGGCTCGGCGATCTCCGGGTTGTACTTGACGACGAATTCCTTGTGGGCCTGCGTCGCCTTGTACTCGTAGAGGAAGATGACCTTGTCGAACGGCAGGCCCATCTCCTGGCAGAGCCGCAGGTATATCTGGGTCTGCCGGATGTGGCTGCCGAACGGGCGCCGGAGCCCCTTCCACAGGCCGTCCAGGTCGATGACTGTCTTGCCGTCCAGGGTCTTCACCGTGTATTCGCGCAGCAGCTCGGGCTGATCGAAACGCACGGTGCCGATGCCGATGGACTTGATCTCCACCAGGGCGCTCAGGTCCTCGATGGCGCCGTCCTCGTGCCCGGCGATCAGGAACTCGGACTCGGCGTGCACCGGCACCTCGGCGTACTCCAGGTAGACCGGGTAGCCCGCGCTGTCGGTGCGGTTGCGGCAGGACTGGCAGGTCTTGCGTCCGCCCGTGCCCATCTCCCAGTAGTCGCACACCGGGCACTTCCACTTGCCCCACAGCCGGTCCATGTCCTGGAGCCACTTCTGCCACTTCGCGTGGATCATGTGGCCCTCGGCGAAGACGCCCTCCAGTTGGGCGGAGAACGAGCGGCCCTTCTCGGGGGAAGCCCCCGCCAGCCTGTAGTAGGTCTGACGGGGGCACCAGTCGCTCTTGGCCATCTCGCTGGGGTGGATGATGTCCTGCCGCCGGTCGGTCGGCTTGTCGTGCTGGTCGAGCAGGTGCTTGTGGATGTCGCCGAGGAGGACGGACTTACTCTTCTTCGCCTCCGCCAGCGCTGCCATCTTCCCCGTCGTCTTCGTCGTCGAGGTCTTCCGGCGCGACCCGGTCCGGCCAGACGCGGAGGAGGTCTTCGCGGGTCGGGGCATTCTCGAAACTCCAGTCTTCCTTGGGGACGAACCTCCTGATGTAGGCCCGCTCCAGGACGGTGAGTCCGCCCCAGACGCCGTAGTGCTCGTTGTTGACCAGAGCGAATTGGAGACACTGTTCTCGCAGCGGGCACACCTGGTCGGTATAGGTGCCGTTGCATATGTGCTTCGCCTCGGACTCCTCTCCGGTGCCGTCTCCGAAGAAGTCGTCATGTTCTCTGGTCGGCCGGAACTTCCGGCAGGAGGCTTCCTTGTCCGGATTCCCTCCGCCGTCCCATTCGGGGGCGTTGATCCGCAGGTGCATTACCACGACAGCACCTCGTCGGGGTCGACCTCCGGGAACGCCTTGGTATTAAGCGTGAGGAAAGTCTCCTCGGACATCACGATCCAGGTCCTTCCGCTGTCCATCTGGATCCCGAAGAGCATTTCCCTGCCGTCGAGGAGGGCCTGTTTCTCTGCGGTCTGGAGTTCTGCGTCTTTGAGGGCGTACTGCTTCTTGCCGGTGACCTTGTATTCGACGGAGTACTCCGGGGTCCGTACGTCGTTCTTCCGGACCCAGCCGTTTCCGCTACCCGCGTTCACCGTCCCGCCGAGGAGTTCCGCCCCCCGCCTCTCCTGCTTCTGGGACTTCTTCAGCATGTCCGCCATAGGACTTCTCCAGGAGGTAGGTGAGGACGAGGAACTTGCGGTGGGCGCGGCCCTGGCGCCGGGAGTACCGGGCGCCGAGGACCACGATGTAGAGGGCTGCTACAGCCAGGAGCGTCGAGAGCAGGGCCACCATCAGGCGGCCTCGGTATTAAGCGCCTCGTCCTCGGCCTTGGGCCGTCGGCTGACCTTCTTGGTCCCGGCCGTCTCGGCGGCCTCCAGGTCCTCTTCGGAGATGGACCGCTCGTCGACCTTCTTGGAGGCGATGAGGATCTTCTCGTACAGGGACTCCTGGAGGTCCAGGTCCTGTCGGACGTGGTCGAGCATGGGGTCCTTGCCCTGCCAGCGCAGGACCGGCTTGCCCTTGTCGTCGTACTCCCCGTTGTCGATCTGGAAGTAGGCGCCCTTGCGCTGGATGACGTCGAAGAGGATCCCCATGATCATGATCTCCTTCACGGTGTCGAAGTCACCGCGAGCGAAGTTCAGGAACGGGGCGGAGCGGAAGTAGAAGTCGATGGTGGCGGTCTGCTGCGGGGCGGCCGACTTGTTCTTGATGGTCTTGACCTTGATGACCTGGCCGACGTTGACCTTGCCCTTGCCGGGCCGGGCCTCCTGGATCCACTCGTCGCGCCGGACCTCGACGCGGGTGTAGAACGCGTAGTTCTTGGCGTTGCCGCCCGGGGTCGTGGTCGGGGTGCCGTGCGGGGAGAACTTGCCGATGGCGTCGCGGTACTGGTTGATCACGATGCCGAGCAGCGGCCGGTCGTCGGTGTCCGTCATGGATCGCTTGGTGGCCGCCCCGCTCTTGCGGAAGAACTTGCCGGTGAGGCGGGCACCGAGCGCCATGACGGCCTCGTCCATGTCCTTCTCCGACTCCTCGTCGGCGATGAGCGCCGGGTAGGAGTCGAGGACGATCATGTCGACGGACCGGCTGGCGGCGAAGTCGAGCATGGTCTGGTAGGCGAACTCCATGGCCTGGGTGGGGACGACCAGGACGCGCTCGTTGTCGACGCCGAGGGCTTCTGCCTGGTCGACGTCGTAGTGCTCTGCGGCGATCCACAGGCAGGTGAAGTTCGGGTCCTTCTTCTGGTTGGCCGAGAGGGTCTTGTAGACGATGGCGGTCTTGCCGTGGGACTCGCGGCCGATGACCTCGACCCACTGGTTGCCCGGCCAGCCGCCGCCGAGGGCGATGTCCAGGCTCAGGGAGCCGGAGGTGAACCGCTTGGGGATGCGCATCTCGGAGGCGAAACAGACTGCGCCCGGGTGTTCCTTGTTGATCTTTGCGATGAGCGCGAGGGCTTCCTTGTCGGGGCCGCCCGCGCAGGTATTAAGTGCCATGTGTGGTGTGTCTTCCAATCCCGTAATGCCGAAGCCGTAAAGCAGAACCGGTAGTCCCCATACCGTAATCGGTGAGGAACTACCGGTCCAGCTACGTATCAACTAGTCAGAGCAAGATCTTTTGATGAATTTCAGGTGGTCACGAGGTCGACGACCTCACACACCCCTGCGACGCAGGCCAGTTCCTGCGACCCCACGGTCTGGTCGTAGGTCTCGTAGAACGCCAGGTCCGACCACTCCACGCGGTGCTCCTTGGACGCCAGCGCCTCGTACTCCTCCTGCGTGATCTCCTCGTACGGCGCCTGGACGTACGTGTGCTCGCTGAAGGGCAGGAAGGAGACACCAGAGATCTCGGCCAGGTGCTCCCACACCCACTCGCCGACCTGCTCCCACTCGTGCTCGCGGACGCTGATGGTCACCGACGGCTTGTGCTCGCACCAGTGCCTCTGGAAGGCCAACCACAATTCCAGGTGCTCGATGGCGCTCACGTCGTCACGTACCAGGGCGTCCTCGCCTGCCTTCTGCGGGAAGGTGAACACCCACGCGGCGGCGTTGTAGGAGTCCTCCTCGTACGGCAGGCCCGAGTCGATGAGCACGAACGCGATCGGGTCCTTCTTGTCCACCCGCACCCGCCGCTTGTAGAACTTCGCGTGCTTCTGGTGCAGGCCGGACTCACAGTCGACCAACTGGGAGACCGTGCCGGACGGCTTGACGCAGGTGGTCGCAGCCGACGCCTGGATGCCGATGCGTGCAGCCTCGGCCGCGTTGGCCTCCACCACACTCCCGCGCAGGTCTGCCAGCAGCACCTCGGTCGTCTTCAGGTTGACCGTGCCGTTGGTCCAGCGGTTGCCGTAGACCCCGGTGAGGGAGACACCCAGCAGGCGCTCCTCTTCCGCGTTCTTACGCCACTCCTCGCGCAGGTAGGGATAGTCGGTCAGCGTGCTCTGCCAGGTGCCCAGGACGGACGCCAGGCGCACCTTGCGGTACAAGTCCTCGGGGGTGTCCTCCGGCCGCACGACGACCTCGGAGAGATTGCAGAACGAGAACGGCCGCAGAATGATCTCGCTACAGGGGTTGGTCCCGTAGTCGGTGTCCTCCTCCCGGCGCCCGAACTTCGCGGCCTGCCTCTGCGCCGCCCCACGGTGGAAGATGCCGCGCTCGCCCGAGCCGCTGGCTACGAGGGAGTCCCACTCGGTGTGGAAGTCCTCGTAGCGCATGCCGTCGGTGTAGACGGCCGAGTTGTTCGCCAGGGCGCGGTAGGGGTGCTCGACCCACCACTCCCCGCTCTTGGCCTCGGCCATCTCGCGGTCGTCCAGGTCGGACAGGGAGATCATCGCCGACCGGCGGACACCACCGACGACCACTACGGACGCGATCTTGCAGGCGATGTCGTGGACCTCGATCGGCCGGAAGTTGCGACCGGCGGCCTCGTGGAACTTCTGCACGGTGAAGGTGAACAGGTCGTCCAGCGGACCCGGGCCGGAGGCTCGCCCTCCGAAGGTATTAAGACGTGCGCCCGCCGGTCGCACCTGGGACAGGTCCCAGTGACGCACCTCGCCCTGCCACAGGCCCTCCAGCAGGGACCGGAACGCGTAACCCCAGCCCTCCTTGGAGTCCTCGACCACGATCACGTCAGCAGCCGCACGCAGGACGGCCGGAACGGCAGGCAACTGGTCGGTGTACTGCTTCTCGACCGAGTAACCCACGCCCGTGCCGTTCATGAGGACGTACAGCAGCTCGTCCAGAGCGCGGGCGTCCTTCAGCGGGAGGTACGAACAGTTGAAGCCCGCGATGTTCGAGCGGTCCAGGGCGGGCCCGGCCGTCATAACGGCGCGCATGGACGGCATGACCTCGTGGTTGAGGATGGCCGCGTGGATCTCGTCGACCACGGCACGGTCGGGGGTGTAGTCGTGCTTGTCCTTCAACTGGCCGAGCATGAACGTCACGTATCGGGCGACGGTCTCGGACCAGGTCTCGCGCCGGTTGTCCTCCTCGATCCACCTGGAGTATCGGCTTTTCGCGATGAAGGAGCGGTAAGGGTCGGCAAGGTCACCGGCGGGGGTGAGCAGGGAGGTCACCAGTAATTCCATTCAGTAGTGATGCGTCAGGGAGGAGTGGGCGCTAGACCGAGCCGTCGGCCCTGATGATGGCGCCCGGGTTGTAGTTGCTCCGGCCTCCCAGACCGCCGGACGCGATCTGCTTGGCTGGGGTGGCGGGACCGTCTCCTCCGCTGCCGGACGGCAGTCCAGCGGTGCTCTGCTGGAAGCGCGGGTTGTAGCCGCACTCGTAGCACTGAGCCATCGCGTTCATCATTCCCACGGGGCGGAAGTAGTTCGTGCCTTGGCACTCCGGGCAGTGGGTGTCCTGCTTGGCCACCATCGCGCGGGCCGGAGCCTTCTGCTGTGGTTCTGGCACTGTCTGCTGGACTACCTGCTGCGGGGGGTAGGGCTGCTGTTGCGGGGTGGCCCACCACGGGCCGCCGACCTGCTGCTGCTGGACCGGCGCCGGGGCCGGGGCCGGGGCGGCCGGTCGGGCCGCCCCCAGTTTGTTAGCCCAGAAGTTGGTCACCGAACTGCACTCCATCCGCGTAACTGATGATTCCCATATCGAGGAGATTGGCGAGGACCGCCACTACTCCGGCGCGGACGACTACGGAATGATGCCGCTGGAGAACTGCTGCGGTTTCCTCGTCCATGGAATTGCCAGAGTTAACCAGCATAGCCGAGGCAGTAATGCCAGAAACTAGCGGGATGAGCAGCGCTAGCATTTCCCTCAGCGGTGTGAGTTGGTCGATTCGGTCGTGACTGGCCTGGTGCTCCATTTCGGAGACGTCCTGGCTGTCCGGGGTGAGGTTCATGAGCGGGATCAGTGCCTCGACCTGGCTGCACGGGACGATGTCCCAGAGCAGCCGCTTGGTCAGCATTTGCGGGGTGTAGAGGTCGACCTGGAGGTCTTCCTCCTCGGTATTAAGCCCGTCGGGCACTTCGTCGTCCTTCTTCCAACTGAAGAGTCCCATTACTTTGCCTCCGACCAGCGGTCCACGATCTTCACGTCCGAAGAGAGCGGAACCTTGAGCAGTTTCTGGATTCCTTCGCCCAGCATGGCTTCCTTCACCAGCGCGGCACATTCCTCGGCCCGGTCCTCCGGCGCGAGCGTCACGAGTTCGTCGTGCACGGAGAGGATCAGGCGCATATCGTCCGGCAGGGCGTTGTTCAGCCGGATCATCGCCAACTTGATCAGGTCGGCCGCGCTCCCCTGGATCAGGGAGTTCACCGCCTGGCGCTCGGCACCCATCCGCAGGCCGTTGTTCTGGCTGAGGATGAGCGGCAGGCGCCGCTTGCGGCCGAGCAGGGTGCGGATGTGCGGAGGCCGACGCGACCGGCAGACCCGTACCACTTCCTCCTTGAAGCGGTAGACCTCCGGGAACATCTTCTGGTGCATCTCCATGAAGCGCTTGGCTTCCTTCACGGTGATGCCTGCCATCGAGGCGACCTTGTCCGGGCCCGCGCCGTACACGACGGCGAAGTTGATGCCCTTGGCGACCTGGCGGAAGTCGATACAGGTGCGGTCGCCTTCCTTGACCCGCCGCATGAACTCCTGCGGGTCCACGCCCATGAGCGCGGCGGCCGTCGCCGAGTGCGGGTCGACTCCGTTGTGGAACCCCTTGTAGAGGTCACCACGACCGATGAAGTGCGCGAGCACGACGAGTTCGATCTGCCCGTAGTCCGCGACGACCAGCTTGTAGCCGGGCGGCGCGATGAACAGGCCACGGATCTTCTTACCGAGTTCGGTGTCGGGCCGGGGGATGTTCTGGAGGTTGGGTTCGCGGCAGGAGAACCGGCCGGTCACCGTTCCGTACTGGACGAAGTCGGCGTGGATCCGGCCGTCGAAGATCCGGCAGGGCTTCTTCGGGTCGCCCTCCACTCCGAGGTACGCGATGGGGTAGTCGAGCAGCTTGCTGACTTCCGCGTACTCCAGCAGCTTCTTGACGACCTTGTTGCTCTCGTGCTTCTCCAGGCTGTCGGAGTCGGTGGAGTAGTCCTTCCACTCCAGCGCCTGGCCCGCGTCCCGCTTCTTCTTCCCGCCGTCGGTGGGCTTCATCGGCTTGAGGCCCTGGCCACCCTCGCTCTTGGGGGAGTACAGCACCTCGGCCTTCTGCGCCGGAGCGTTGAGGTTGAACTGCTTGCCTGCGGCCCGGTAGATGTCCGCCTCGATGTCGACCAGCCGGGCGGACATGTCCGTCACCAGCTCGCGCATCGCAGCCTCGTCGACCGGCGCCCCGGTGATGCCCATGTCGAGCAGCACACCCAGGACGTCTTCCTCCAGGCGCCTGACGTGGGTCAGGTTCTGCTCCTGGATGTGCCGCTGGTACCGCTTCCACAGCAGCCAGGTGTACTTGGCGTCCATGTAGGCGTAGTGCGCGACCTTGGAGAAGGGGTGGGCCTCGACGCACTTGCCGACGTTCTCGGTGTCGTAGTCGACCTTGTAGTAGCGCTTGATGAGTTCCTTGAGGCCCTTCTGCTTCATGTTCTCATCGAGCAGCCACTGCAAAACGATCGTGTCGGAGTACTCCGGCGGGCAGATCTCGCCCCAGTACTTCGCGGTGGAGATCAGGTCGAAGGTCGCGTTGTGCGCGATCTTGATCTTGTCCTCGGCGAAGAACAGCGGCTTGAGGATGGAGAACACCTCGCTGGGGAGCATCTGCTCCGGCGGGGCGTCGTAGACGGCCGGGATGGCGTCGAACTTCCCGGTGATTCTGTTCTTCTTCTTGGTGGCCCTGCTCAGCAGGACGTCGCCGTTGGGGTGGCCGAAGGGGATGGCGTAGGCCATGCCGTCGGCGGCCAGCGAGAGCCAGTTGGCGACGTTCTGCGTCGGGACGTTTCGGTTGGCGCCGAAGGTCTCGATGTCGAAGGAGAAGGCCGGACGCTCCATGAAGCGCTCGACCACGGTATTAAGTCGGTCGGGGGTGAGGATGACGGAGTTTCGGATCTTCACAGCGGGCTCCGGTGGTGGTGGATGGGAAAGCTGAGGGGAGGCCCCAGCGCGGTGCTGGAACCTCCCCGTGGGAGGCCGCTAGTCGTTCAGGATCTCCCGGACGATGCCCTTGAGTTCGGTGCGGCGGGTCACCTGAAGGATGTCCTCGTCGTACGCCTTGGCATCGAACTCCTCCAGGTCCTCCTCGCTCAGGGGCTCGATGTCCCAGTCGTCGAGGAGGTCACGCTCCTTGATCGGCGTGATGTAGTAGTTGGTCTTGCGGTTCTTGGTCTCCTTGCGGACAGAGAAGTACAGGTCGTCCCGGTTGATCGGGGCCGTCTTCTTGTCCTTGGAGAAGTTCTTCAGGATGTCCGCGACCATCGGGCCGACCTGCCAGACCTTGATCTGCGGGTCGTCGGGGTCGGTGAAGTCGATGACGTTGAAGGAGACCTGCTGGCTGGGCTTGTCACCCGCGTCGTCGCACAGCGGGCACTTGCTCTCCAGGCAGGTGAAGGACTTCTTGCCGGAGCGCTCGATCCAGTGCTGGAGGAAGACCAGGAACGGCTCCTCGTCCAGGAACTTCACGATCACGGACTCGGTGCCCGCCTTGAAGTTGTCCGGGAAGCCGGAGGACGCCTGCTTGGTCTTCTCGTACGACCCCCAGCCACGGCCGCCGACCTTCGGCGCAGGCTCGTCGTCCTCGTCGTCGTCCTCGTCACGGGAGGCGCGGCGCGAGCGTCGGGAGGTGTCGGCCTCCTCGGTATTAAGCGACTGACGGCGCGAGCCACGGCGGGAGCCACGGGCCGGACGCTCGTCCTCTTCCTCCTCGTAGCCCTTCTCGTCCTCCGGCTCGTCGGCCGGGGAGTACGCCTCGGTGTCGCGGGCAGTGCGGCGGCGGGTCAGGGTGCGGGGCATTCAGTTCTCCTGCTGGTAGAGATGGATGTACGAGGACGCTTCGCCCGTGTTCAGCCGGGCTTCCTCGATGTCGGCCGCGAGGGCCTTGCCGATCTGGTCGGTCGCGACCTTGTCCAGGTCGTCGAGCGTTCGTGCCTTGGGAAAGTCGTCGGTGGAGATGTCGACCTCGTAGCCGAACTCCACCCACTCGAAGTTGCCCATGGACACGTGGTGCTTCTGGCTCTTGACGATCCTCACTCGTCGCCCGCCAGGGCCTTGAAGAGCGCGATGACGCGGGCGCTGAACTGGGTGTCCTTGATCGGCTTCTGGTGGGAGACGAGGACGCCTTCCTCGTAGGCGATGCGGACCATGCCCTCGACCTGCTCGCGGGTGTACAGGCGGCGTCGGCCGCGTACGTCCCCGTCCTTGCCCGGCGACTGGTAGGTGCTCTTGGGGATGACTCCCTCGCGCTCCCACTTCCGGATGGTCACGGGCTGCCGTCCCAGCGCCTTGGCGAGGTCGCCGACGGTGAAGAACGCCGTCTCGACTCCGGCCACGACGTACTTGCGGGGCTTGGCATCCCATGCTCCGGGGTCGGCCGCCGACTGGGCGGCCTCGGTATTAAGGCGGTTGGGGTGACGTACCAGGGGGCGCGTCGATCCGGGGTAGTACTGCTCGCCGATGGCGGCGAACTGATCGTCGATGGTGCTGGCGAGTGTGCTCATGTGGTGGGGCTCCTGTCAGGCGCGGATGGGCTTGAAGGCGAAGGACTCGGTCTCGACGAACAGGCCGTCCAGTTCCTCGTCACTGATGACGCCCTCCTGGTTGAGGACGTACAACTCGTCCTGGTCCAGGACCTCGGTGGTGACCTGCTTGAAGAGGCGGTCACGGATGCCCTTGGCGACGGCCAGTTCCTCGGCCTTCTCGGCGTCCAGGGAGGTGGAGACGCGGCGCTCGCGCTTGACCTCGGTGAACTTCTGGCCGTTGACCTCGATGGGCGGGTCCAACTTCCAGAACTTGCTGCCCTTCTCGTCGACCTCGCCGTTGGCGTCCACGTGGACGCTGACCTCGTCGCGCAACTTGTTCTTGCGGGTGACGATCTCGGTCTCCTGGAACTTCAGGGCCAGGAACTGCCGGGTCTTCTCCCAGGGTGCTGCCTGGTTGAGGGAGATGGGGCGCTCGATGCGCTGGGTTGCTCGTCGCTGCACGGTAGCCATAGAGCGGGGCTCTCTTTCTACGGAGTAGTAGGTCGGTTGAGCAGGTCCGACTCTACATTACGTCTTCAGGATTGTCTATATCTGATTACGTCTTCTTGATGCCGTTACTTGTAGCCGAGACCGTGGCGACCCGTGGCGTAGCGCTGGGCGTCGGCGTCGGTCTGGTCGGCGCGGAGGCCGGTCTCCGCCACGTCCTGATAGACGGTGATCACGCGGCGGTCGGCCGGGTCGACGACGGCGACTATCTCGCCTCGGACGTGGCGCCACTGGCCGGGGAACCGGCTGGATGGAGAGGTGTGTTGTGGGCGGTTGGCGGCCTCCAGTACCTGCGCGCTGCTCCAGCCCTTCAGGGCGGCCTGCTTCTGCGCGTGGTAGGTCAGCCGGTACTCGGGGGCGTCGGTGACGCTGTTGCTGCCCCAGGCGATGCCGAGTGCTTCCGCGATGGTGGTCATGCTGTCCTCCTGCGTGCTGTTCGATCCTTCGTTCGATTAGCGCTTCGTGAGGACGACTCTACGTTCGGCATATGCGGTTGTCAACGGATTGGTGCATCCCGCTTTACAACATCACCAGAGGTCAGCGACGGCGCCGCGAAGCGCCAGGCGGACGGGGGCTATGTCCCAGTCCTCCCGCTCCTCCGGTGGGCGTATGACGTCCTCAATCCCCTCACGGAGCAGGACGTCGAGTGGGTCTTCTCGCATGCCTTGATGGTGACATGAGATTACGGCTTTAGAACCACTCGACGTCCCTCGTGCGATCCTGGAAGTTACGCCTCCAGGCACTGCGTCAGGGTCTGGACGTCGTTCTCGATCCGACCCTTCGCATCAGCCCCGCGCCCGTCTGTGATGGCGCTGCCTACCCTCCGCTTGTGCGCCAGCATCGCTAGCTTGCGCGGCTCGGTGGTGCCCGAGGTGATGGCGTTCAGGATGTAGATGTCCTTGAACTGGCTGCTCGCTCGGTTGTGCCGGGCGTTGATCTGGTCCTGCTTCCCAGCCGACCAGGCGAGGTCGTAGTTGATCAAATAGTTCGCCATGTACAGGTCGGTGCCGAACGCCCCCGCGTGCGAGGACAGGAACACCTGACACTGTTCGTCGGTCTCGAACCGCTGGGCGGCATATGCCTTGGCTGCTGACGACATGCGGCCGGTGTAGGTGACGAAGGAGTTCTCCGGCAGCCGGTCACCGAGCAGGTCCAGCATGTCGGGGTTGACGCTGAACACGATGATCTTGTTGCCGGGTACCGCCATGATGTCCTCGACTGCTGCCGCCACGGCGTCCAGTTTCGGGGCCGTGGTGACGTCATCGAGCAGGCCGGACTGCCACACCTCGTAGGCGTACTTCGAGCCCGGCCACACCTTCTTCTCGGCGCCGCGCGAGCGTGCCTCCTGGCTCTCCTCGTACTGCTGCCCGGACATGACGATCAGGTCCGGGTGGTTCAGCAGCATGTCGAGTGCCTGCATGCGGCTCATGATCTTGCCCTGCTGGCTGTTCTCGTTGGCGGCCTCTCCCCCGTGGTAGTGCGCGAACAGATCGAAGTCACCCATCGTTGGCCCGGCCGCGCGCAGCTCGGCCAGCAGGTCGGCCGCGATGGCCCGGTACGCCTTCTTCGTCTTGGCGTCCAGGGCGACTGGGATGATGGACTCCTGCACCTCCGGCAGGTACGGACGCACGTCCTCGTCCAGCCGCGTCTTGCGGACCATGACCTCGGCCAGCTTGGCGTGCAGCACCGGCAGGTTCCGGTAGTTCTGCACCCCGCCGAAGCGGTTGCGCACGATGTACGTCTTGTCGAACAGGTCGAACCGGCCCAGGACCTGGTCGTCGACCCACTGCATGATCGAGAACAGTTCCTCGGGCTTCCCGTTCTCCACCGGGGTGCCGGTCATGCCGAAGCGGAACGGCGCGGTGAGCCTCTTGATCTTCCGCGTGCGCTGGGCCCGGAACGTCTTGATCGCGGTGCACTCGTCCAGGACGATGCACTCCGGCTTGATCCTCCTGACGTAGTTCCAGTCGTTGACGACGTTCTCGTAGCCGAGGATCACGTAGTCCGGACGGAGCGTCTTTACCTTGGCGTACAGCCCGGCGCGCTTCTTCGCGTCGCCGTCGATCAGGACGCAGTACTCCTCCGTTGGGACGGTGATCTCCTGCTTCAGCCCGTCCTCGCGCACCGTGACCACGCGGGTCGGTACGTCGGTCAACTTGGCTATGGACTTGGCCCACTGGTACTTCAGGTTGGCCGGGACCACGATGACGGCGGTCTCGACCTCCCCCTTCTCCAGCAGCTCCTCAATGGCGGCCAGGGCGATGACGGTCTTGCCCAGGCCCATCTCGT